TATTTGGCGACCGTTGGTATGGAGAGCTTCAATGGAACAATGTACCGGAGCAGCACAAGCTAAATCAATTCGTTATCAAAATGCACGAAGAATATGGTATTGAATTGATTTCTACTGCCGATAGTCACTATCCAAGCCCACAAGCGTGGGTTGATCGTGAGCTTTACAAGAGGCTTGGCTTTATCAACAGGCCTAACAAGCCAGAGTGGATGACAACAGAGTTACCTGACGGTGTTGACGAGATCGGCTATGAACTGTATCCAAAGAACGGCGATCAAATGTGGGAGTCTTATAAGAAATATTCCGAAGAGTGCGGTGTGTCATACGATGATGAGCTAGTAAAAGATTCAATTGTTAAGACACACTGGATTGCATTTGATAGGATCGAAGACTTCATGCCAGACGATGAGGTCCGGTTGCCTAGTTTTGTTGTGCCAGAGGGCCAGACAGCAACACAAGCGCTAACTCTTGCTTGCATCAAAGGTATTAGAGAGTTTGGCCTAGAAGAGCAAGAAGAGTATATCAACAGGCTTAAACACGAGTTAGAGATTATCGATGACCGAGGGTTTAGCAAATACTTTCTAACAATGAAAGCAATTAGCGATAAAGCCAATGACAATATGCTTTCAGGCCCCGGTCGAGGCTCTGCCGCTGGGTCTTTGGTTGCTTATGTTCTTGGAATCACACAAGTGGATCCAATCAAATATGGCTTGCTGTTTAGTCGTTTTCTCAGGGCAGACGCAACTGACTATCCTGATATTGACTATGATGTTAGCGATGCATTTGGTCTCAAAGAGATTCTTGCAGAGGAGTGGGGCGACACAACTGTGGTGCCTATTTCGAATTACAATACTTTGCAGCTAAGATCTCTGATTAAGGACATCGGCAAGTTTTATGGCGTTCCTTTTACTGAGGTCAACTCTGTTACCAGCAAAATGGTTAAGGAAGCCACGCCCAAAGCCAAAGACAAACACGGCATCAAAGCTGGTATGTATGTACCTACTTTTGAAGAAGTGATGGAGTTCTCTGATTCTCTACAAACTTTCCTGCAAAGGTATCCAAAGATTAAGAATCACGTTGAGGCTTTGTATGGTCAGGTCCGCTCTGTCAGTCGACACGCTGGTGGTGTGGTGATTGGAGAAGACTTAGACAAATATATGCCTTTGATTAACTCAGGTGGTGTTATTCAGACTCCTTGGTCCGAGGGTCAGAACGTGCGACACTTAGAACCGCTTGGTTTTATTAAGTTTGACTTGCTTGGCCTATCAACGCTCGAAATGATTGAGTCAGCTATTGGTCACATTCTAAGGTCAAAAGGCATTGAAAAACCAACTTATGATCAGGTTAGAGAATATTATAATGAGCATCTCCACCCTGACAGGCTAGACTTAAATGACCAGGAGGTATACAAGAATATCTTTCAGAAGGGTAAGTTTATTGGAGTGTTTCAGTTTACAAACACAGGTGCCCAAAGATTTTGCAAAAGTGCGAAACCAAAAAATATTATTGATATTTCTGCTATTACTTCTATTTATCGACCTGGGCCGCTAAGTGCGAACGTTGACAAACAGTATGTGAAAGCAAAGAACAACCCAGCCAAAATCAACTATGTTAACGATCTAGTCAAAGACGTTACAGAGGAGACGGCTGGGTTCTTGATTTTCCAAGAGCAGATTGCACTTCTTGCCCACAAGCTCGGTGATGATATATCACTTGACGAAGCAAACAAACTTCGAAAGCTTTTGACAAAGAAAGGAACAGGCAAAGGACATGAACAGAAAGATAAGATTAGAGAGAAGTTTATTCGAGGCTGTATCAATAAATCGATTGACCAAACAACAGCGGAACAAATTTGGCAGAATTTTGAATATTTCTCTGGATATGGCTTTAATAAGTCTCATGCTGTATCTTACTCTATCCTATCATACCAATGCGCTTGGCTACTAAACTATTACCCTGAGTGCTGGATCTCTGCGTTCTTAGACAAAGAGCCAGAGAATAGGAAAGAGGCCGCTATCAGCTTAGCCAAGAAGGCTGGCTTTAAAATTAGGAAGTTAAACGTCAATACTTCTGGTGTAAACTGGCAGATTGATGATGATGGAGAGACATTGATCCAGCCTTTGGAGTCTATCAAGGGTCTGGGCGAGAAGGCCATCGAACAGCTAATTAATAATAGACCGTACAATACAATTGAGGAACTTTTGTTTAACGAAGAAATAAGCTATTCTAAATTGAATAAGAAAGCTCTGCACGTCTTGGCACTAAGCGGAGCGATGGATGATTTGATTGATGATAGGTTTACAGGTCTAAAACATTTCTGGGCTTCCTCAGTGGAGGACAGGCCAAAGACAAAGAAGAAGTTTGTTGAGAATGTTGAGAAGTATAGAGACATAACACAGTTTACTTCACAGGAAAGAATTGAGCAGATAACTTCTCTCACAGGAATATTCCCATTTGACCTAGTGTTGGACGAAGATGTAGAAGATAAGCTGGATACATTGAAGGTGCCAGCTTTGGGTAACTGGGATAACAACATAGGCGTGGCTTGGTTTATTCCAAGAGAGATAATTAAAACAGCGACATCAAGCGAGATAAGATGCTGGGGTGTCACAGACGGCGATCACATATATAAGAACAAGCCTTATATGGCAAAGCTTGATTTCAGCGAAAACTGGGGTTTTAGTTGTCGTTCCATTCGACATTCATTTAGGTTATTGGGGTAACAATGGGAAGTTTAAAAAGAAAGATGGCTCGTAGAAGAGCCAAAAAACAAAACAAAGAATTTAAAGACAAGGTAGGCCTCTTCAATAAACTTGGAGATGAATGCTGTGCTTGTCAAAAGCCTTTTGATAAAAAGTCAAAAGAGCAAATTTCTACTTGGAGAGTGGTCGTTAGAGAAGCAGAAAAACTAGTTAGACTTTACTGTCCGGTATGTTGGGAAACTGCCACGAAGGCAGTTAAGCAGGTTATGGAAAATGAACAGAAAAATAGTAGCACTTAGTGGAGGCTTTGATCCACCAAATGCGGGTCACACCGCTATGATCTTGGATGCATCACGTATCGGTGATGTTGTTATAATATTGAATAGTGATGATTGGTGTGCAAAGCATCGATGGAACAACAAAAACTTTTTAAGTTGGGAATCTAGAAGAAACATTTTAATGGAGATCCCAGGTGTGGTTGATGTTGTTCATGTCGACGATTCTGACGATACAGTTTGCGCAGCGTTGAAGGATCTTAAACCAGATTTTTTCGGCAATGGCGGCAACAGGACTGTTAAGAATACACCCGAAGTTGATCTCTGCAAAGAGATGAATATTGGGATGGTTTGGTTCTTAGGTAATATCGTTACTGATGAGGCAACTCAAATAATCGATGATGCTGTTAAAAGAGCCAATGGTTTAAAATAGATTTTTACTATTTAATTAACTATTTAAAATTACGGAGGACTATATTATGGCCAGCCCAAGAAGACGTAGATTAAGAAAATTAGCAAGAGCCCGTGCGGCAGCACCAGCGCCCGCAGTGGAGGCAGTTGAGCCTCAGCCAGCCCCAGAGCCAGCCCCAGAGCCAGCTCCTAAGCCAGCTCCTAAGCCAGCTCCTAAGCCAGCACCGGCACCAGCGCCAGCTCCTAAGCCCGCGCCTGCTAAAAAATTAAAAGATTAAAACACTAGACACTGGAAAGATTGTTATTATTATATAAGAGTTATGGGAAGTTTAGCTAGGAAAATACGCAGAAATCGTGCGAAGAAAATGACAAAAGCTTTTATGAAAATGCTTAAAGAGCAAATGAAAAAAGCACAAGAGCTAGAATTACAACAACAGGAGCATAGTGATGATAATCGAATTCAGCAAGAGGGACAAGAGTGTCAAGAGTCCAGTGAGGGCGAATCCAAGTGATGCAGGTTTAGATGTTTTCTTCTGCCCGCAAGACCCAGAGATTTCAGTTGCGAAACTTGAAACTGGCGAAAATAGACTCTTGTCAACTGGATTAAAGTTTGGCATTCCTCACGGCTATATGTTGCAGGTATGCAACCGATCAAGTATTGGCGCAAAGCGATCACTTGTCGTAGGTGCACACATCGTAGACAGCGGATACGATGGAGAGGTTTTCATTGACTTGCACAACATTGGCACTGAGACTCAGTTCATTGAGAGGGGCGCGAAGATTGCACAGCTGGTATTGGTGCCAGTAATTCATTTCCGAGCCAAAGAATCAACAGGCGATCTTTATTCTGACGACATTACTATGTCAGGCCGTGGCGAAGGCTCGCTGGGTAGCACTGATACAAAAACAACGTCAGGATTGTGTGCCCCCTCCGTTGCAAATACGGAGCATATTTTAACCAATATTTCGGGTTTTTAGTTTTAGATGTATTTATGTTAATGTCTGAATGGTTTACAGGTTCTGGCGAAAGAATGAGCTTCGATGAGATAATAGAAATCATCAGGAAGCACAATTCGCAAAAGGGCACAGTATATGTCGGCACAGATAGTATGATTACAAAAGCAAAGTGTGTTTTTTGTACTGCAATCTGCTTGCTTGGCGAGACAGAGTTCACAAATAGATATTTTGTAAAAAGAATTAACACTGAAGTTGAACAATTCAACACGCTGCTACAAAGAATAACAATGGAAGTTCAAGATTCAATCGATATGGGATTAAAAATAGTTGACTATTGCCCAGATGTTAAGATAGAATTACATTTGGACATAAGCAAAAGCAGTCACAAGACTGCAAAGTTCGCAGATATGTTGATAGGCTATGCAAAAGGTAGTGGCTTTGACTGCAAAGTAAAGCCAGATGCGTTTGCTGCTTATTGCATAGCTGATAAACATTCAAAGTAGAGGTTTTTATGAAGATCGATCCATCCATTATGGATTATATAATTTGTTTATTTAACGCAGACAGATACACTATTTGTCTCGAAGGAGTAGTTGATGCAGCAAGCATTATCATTTGATGACGTATTATTAGTACCAAAGTACAGTGACATTGAAAGCAGAAAGCATGTCGACATCTCTTCTGCGATGGACGCTAAAAATAAACTAGAACTTCCAGTATTCGCTAGCCCTATGGATACAGTATCCGAGGTGGCTATGGCTAATGCAATGTCGAAACACGGCGGGTCAGCTATTATACATAGATACAACACCATAGCAGAGCAAGCAGATCTTATTGGTGCCCCAGTCAAAGCTGGCTCTTTCGTTGGTGCAGCTATTGGCGTCACTGGCGATTATTTAGAAAGGGCAGCTATGGCTCGTGAGTACGGCGCATCTTTTGTTTGTGTTGATGTTGCTCACGGACATCACTCTATGATGAGGAGAGCCTTGACAAAGCTAAGGGAAGTTCTTGGTGATGGCTACCATATTATGGCAGGCAATGTCGCTACTTGCGAGGGCTTTGATGCTGTTGCAGCCTGGGGTGCTGATTCAATTAGAGTTGGCATCGGCGGCGGCTCCATATGTTCAACCCGACTCGTATCTGGTCACGGAATCCCAACGCTCGCTAGCGTGTTAGATTGTTCTAGAAGCACGCACGATGCAAAGATAATCGCTGACGGTGGCATTAAAACCACTGGTGATATGGTTAAGGCATTCGCTGCTGGGGCAGACTTTGTTATGGTTGGGTCAATGCTGGCCGGCACAAAGGAATCACCCGGCGAGGTTTTGTCCAGCAACTCTGGCAAAAAGTTTAAGGTGTACCGAGGTATGGCATCATCCGAGGCACAAAACGACTGGCGAGGTAAGTCCTCGACAGCTGAGGGTGTTTCCACTACTGTGCCTTATAAAGGTAGCGTTGAGCATATTCTTAACGACATTGCTGGTGGAATCAAAAGCGGCTTCTCGTATACGGGAGCCAGGACAATGGCAGAACTTCGAGCTAAGTCAACCTTTATTAGGCAGACTGCTGCCGGTCAAGTTGAGAGCAGCACACACATTATGCGGAGATATTGATGTCCGAGGATAAGAAGAAGATTGTATTTTATGATACCTTAGATAGACAGACTAGGTTCAGGGTTAGATTACAGCACGACAGCTTAAATCAATCCCAGTTTTTTAGAATGATGATTACAGGTTATACTGAAAATGATCCAGACCTCTTGGCTTTTCTTGATAAATGTAAAGAAAAAGAACTTATCCAAGGCAAAGCGAAGAGAGATTCAAACAAACTTTCTGCAAAGAAAGGTTTACAAAATAAAACTAAATTTGCACTAGACGATGCAGACATTGAAAGTATATTTGATATAATACAAAAGGAGCACCCAGACTTATGAAAAAGTGTTTAGAGACTTGCGAGACCCTTGATGTGTCTTGCCCAGTTAAAGATTGCAGATCATGGATAAACTACGAAAAAGATTATAATTGTATTGAACGCGCCATCAAAAATAACGGTGCTATGACGCTTAGACAGATAGCTGACAGAGTAGGTGTTAGCTTTGTTAGAGTCAAGCAAATTGAAGAGAAGGCACTAATTAAATTAAGCAAAAGAGCCAAAAATATTTCAAACCATTAAAAAATGGTTTTTCTAATGCTAAGGTACTATTTATATTGAACTAGCACATCTGTGCAAAACAAGGAGTATTGAACAATGAAGAAGCGCTTACTTAATGAACAAGTTACTCGTCGTATGATGAAGTTAGCTAATATCGGTAGTTTATCCGAAAACTTTATGAAAGAGACCGAAGAGCTTGAAGAGATGGCTCACGCAATGGGTCGCGACGAAGAAGAAAAAATGGAAGAGGCTGCTCACGAAGATGAGAAAATGGAAGAAGTTGTGGACATCGATGAGGCGCATTGCCCCGGTGACCGTGATGAAGAAATGGAAGAAGGCAGCTATGGAATGGATCGCGATGAAGAGATGGAAGAGGAGATGGAAGTCCCTCAAGATAAAGATGTCGACGTTATGGCGCTTGTCGATGCCATCGCTGATGCCATCACAGCAGAGACTGGTGTTCAGGTCTCTGCTGAAGAGTCTGGCGAAGAGGCTGGCGAAGAGGCTCCAGAGATGGGCGATGACGACGCTGGTGAAGAGATGGATATGGGCGACGACGAGGACATGGGTGGCGACGATGAGCCGGCTGATGAACTCGAAGAGGATGCCCTCGATGCCGCTCTTGAAGAAGCTGACTTGACTTTGGAGGATGATTCCTTAGAAGAGGATCTCGTCAACGAAGTCACACGCAGAGTCGCTGCTAGACTTCTTCAAGCTAGCAAGCAATAAAAATTCAATAC